TTGTTAAATCAGAATTTAGCTGGCCTTCCGACTGTAAAGGCAGGCATTACGGAACTAACCTTTTCAGGTGGAAATACCACCCTTACTCATAATGCCGGCTTCCCGGACACAAACTATGCTGTTATGTTTATTTGTGATAATGTACGCATGTTCCCGCGAATGAGCACAAATCTTGATGGTAATAAAACAACGCTTTCTGCAAGCGCCGTAAATGGTTCCGGCGCAATTTCGCACCTCGAGGGGAAATACCGGGTCATGTGGATTGTTGCCCGGAGCGTATAAAGCTGGCTTAAACACCTATAAGCATAATATAAGTATAGGTATTGGTAACTACCATTGACCTGTTTACCACAAGGGATGCAGCACTGTTGATATATTGCTTCGTATCATATTTGGCTATATAACAATTATTATATTTTGTATAGGAAGCAACCGGCACTGTTGCACCATTTATCTGTAGTTTGAGCTGATTTTGGTATTGTGTAAACCAATTACCATTGGTTAAAAGCCATAATTGTGCCTTACTAAGCGTGAACGGTATTGTTGATTGATCGCCAGGAAATGAGTACTGCGCAAAATATACCTCAGGATTACTAAATGGGACCCAGGCTGCATCCGCACCTGCCTTATAACTCGGTATGCCGTCTATTACATCAAATTTATATCCGTTTAAATTCTGATTTAACTCCTTTACCGCCAGTGCCCCCGCCATATACCCTGTCTGCGTATTTGCCGCAATATCGTCCAGATTATCAATAATCTTAGACTTATCGGCAATCCCGCCAGCGGGTATTGTTGGCCTATCCGTCAAATCTGAGTACCTCCCAGAAAACGCAACATCTTTAAGATCTACAAACCATTTCATGATTTTCCCAAATGATACTGACAGTTTTTCCCCAGAAAGTAAATTTGTCCGGCTTCCAGCCTGGGTAAACTTATTTACCACATTGCTGGCATCCCCAGTTTTATCAAGTTTTTTTACGACTTCCGCGTCCAGAACATCCATGTTGTCGTTAAGGTCCTGTACGTTTACAGGATCGGTTCCATCCGGCTTCATCAGCCGGAAATTAGGTGTTAATTGCATATTCTCTTTGCCTCCTCTATTTCTTTTACTTTTTCCCATCCGTAGGCTGCCAGGCGGTTCCAGGTATATTCTTCTTCCTGCAGCCCGTTCCAGGATACAAACGGAGTTATTTCATTGACACGCAGCCCATTCCACGTATACGGCCGCAGGTCATTCCAGGTTCTCGGTTTCAAGTCATTCCACTTAATGTACTTGTAGTCAAATGTATACCACAGATGCGCGGGTTTTATTTCTTCCAGCATCGTGATAAACGCCTGCATATTGCGTGGGATGCCATAAATGCCAATAAAGCGGACGATAAAATGATAGTTGGAATTATCCTCGATAACCTCCACTTCGCCGCCAGAAAAGGCTTCTGCAACGTCCTTAATCATCTCCGCCGTGGTAGTTCCTTGGCCCCTTATCTTCGCCATTATGATTTCCCGGCGCTGCTCATAAGATAAGGACATGTTTGTGGCAATTCCGAAAACCTCCTCCCACCGTATCAGCCCCCATGTTGCCGTAGATACAAAACACTGTTCCACCAAATCCTCCAGGTTATGCCGGGCCAGCCCCGCTTCATATCCCTGCGCGGTATAAAGAGCGTCCATTTCCTTTTTTTCATAGACGAAGGGAGGAACATACTGCTTAAGGTCAATATAATAATCCGTCTGTCCGCTGTCGGGAGTGGAGTCCCTGGCATACTGTATCAGGCCATATTGATTTTTTCCGTACATTCGATCAGCTCCCTTTCAGGTCGTTCCAGGTAACAGCGCCCTTTTTTATATACACAGTATCATGATTATGATTTTTGGCAGCCGCATCTGTAATACCATAACCAGCAAGAGTATTCGGATTGCTGCCGCCAGTAACATGGCCCTGCGCATTTACAGTCACGGATTTATATGTACCGGTCGATACACCGCTGTTTGGATGGGTGTACCCAGATTCAGGAACGCCCCATGCCGCATCGCCATCAGCTTTCCACTTTAATATCTGTCCGCTGGCCCCGCCGGCAGGAATATGTTTATTCCCTGAATCTGTCGGATGTACATATTTATTGGCGCCCTCAGCAATGCCGTTCAGTTTTTTTAGCAAGGCAGCCGTAAAATCATTTGTGGACAGCCCCTTGCCGGTCACCTTGTCCACTTTAGCGTTGAGGTGGGCCATTATTTTTCCATATAAACGGCTCAGCCCATTTGGATCCAAATATGACATAATCCACCTCCTCAGGAGTTTAGAATAGCGTCAATCTCAGCGTTTGTCATAGGAACGAGGCCATCCAGTTTTTTCTTATCGGCGGCGCTCATTAATCCGTTCGCGCTCTGTGTAGCGGTGCCATAAGTAGTATTTGCAGGTGATGCCCAGGAACCATCTGCACGCAGGTATTTTGACTGCGCACCGGCTGCAGGTGCCGGTACAAGACCGGCCCCACCAGCTGCTGATGCTGTTGCTCCCTTAAATGTACTGTAGGTCGTATCCGTAAACTTGGCGCCGGCCGGCACATCAACCGCAACGGTATGGCCTCCAACTGTTGCAGCGTTACCGCCATTTGCCGGCATCGATGTCGGCTTGTTTTTGATGTAGGAATCAGAACCAGTATCTGTTGCCGCCCAGTCACTCTGCACATTCTGTTCTGCATTTGCGGGCGCATGGGCGGCCAGGCTGTGGTCATAGGCGGTTTTCCCGCGGTCCCCCCTATATGCAGTGCTGGCGGTTTCTCCAAGTGCAAGAGTCTCCGATACCACAACATAGGCGGTCCCTGACCACCTGTAAGTTTTACCAGATGTAATATCTATATAAATTTTTCCAGACTCTCCTGCAATCTCTGTTGTGTGGGCAGATTCCTTATAGAATTTACCGCTGCTTAAATACCCTTCGACCACATCGTCCACGTAAGACGGCAGCTGGGCGGCCGGTACCTTTCCGCCGCTGTCAAGCTCTGCTACGCCACCCGCAGCCCCTTTCTGTGCCGCGGGAATCGCAGATACATCAGCTGCAGATAATGTAATGTCAGCCGTCAAGGCCTTGCCATTGATTTTTCGTCCTGTTGATACCTTCCCATTCAGTAACTCCTTAACTTTCGTCCACAGGTGTTCGACGCCTCCAGCATCTAAAAATGCCATACTATAATTACCTCCTTATTGGTTTATGATATTGTCTATCTCTTCAACGGTCATCGGCCTATATTGGTTTTCTGGTGGCTCAGGTTCGATACCGTCCAGGGCGTCAATCTCCTCTTTGGTTATCACGTCCTCGGCAAAGGCCTGCAGGTCATCCGCAACTTGCTGCTCTGCTCCCGTGGCCCTTGACAACTCCGCCGCCAGGTTATCGGTAAGCACTTTTTCAGCGGCAGACGCCCGGGAAGCTTCTACCGCTATGGCATCCGCGTTTTCCTGCTCAGCAGTTTCCGCCCTGGTTACTTCTGCATCCAGCCGTAGAGACAACACCTCTTCGGCCTCTTGCGCCCGCGCCATCTCAGCATCAATCCGGCCATCCAATCGCAACTCCTCTGCCGCAGCACGGTCAGCCTCCGTCTGCAGGTTCCGCGTCAACTCTGCTTCCGCCGAAGTGGCCCTGGCCTCCTCCGCATTGACTCCACCCTGCGTTTTCACAACGGCTTCCTGCACACGGTTGATATCATCGGCCTCCACGGTATCCCCCACCGTCTCATAAGTAACGTAGACCACTGAAGCATCCGACTGGATTCTGATTATCCGCTTCCACGGCATCGTGCTGGGAGTAGACAGGGCAAAGGTCTGTATCTGCTCTCCGGTCAAGGTTGGACCGGTATACACTGATAAGGTGCTGTCCACGATATTATCGTGCTGCAGCTCCTCGTCATAGATACCGCTGGCGGGCATATGGATTTCTTCCTCAATGACATAGGCGTTACCATCTACCTTATTGAGTTTTTCGTGAAATATGGAAAGCTCCATCATTATCCCATCACCTCCAGCGTCACGGTCCCGATGACGGCTATCTGCTCATCTGTCAGCTCGATATTGTGTGAAAAACCATTAATGGTAAGGTCAGCATAATCCTCTAACCCGGCAGTCTCCAGAAGGATATTGCCTACGCGGGCATACCCGACATAACTAATATCAAATGCATTATCCTTTAGAAAAGCATTGAACGCCGTCCGGAAAGCCGCCTGCACCTTCCCAAGATTCAGCCCGTTTTTAAGCTTAACTCTGCCCATGATATTGACTGGCAGTTCCTCCGCTGATGCAATGGTCACTGTGGCCCCGATAGGGCGCATTTCCTCTATGTATTCCTTGACAGTTTTCAGGAGGGCAGGAGTAGCTGCCGTCTTATCTTCATCGGCTATTACCACCTTAACGGTACCGGGACCATAGGCCAGCGGGAATACTTTAGCGGCTCCCACTCCCTTACAGGCCATTGCCCAGTTATAGTAATCATAGATGTTACCACTGGTGGAAGGCTTTCTTACCTTGATAAGGAAACGTTCCCGCAGAGCGTCATCTGATTCCTCATTTGTTCCTTCCAGCAACACATCTGAGAGTATCACCTCAACGCCGACAACATAAGAAATAGGAACCATCTTCCCGAAATACATATTTCCGATAGTTCCCACCTGTTCGCACTCTGCCCTGTATTCAGTTTCAGATACCCGTTCTGTAATTATGTATGTGGTGTCCTCCAATTCCCAACGAGAGTCAAGTTCTACCGGCCCTGTGGTTTCCACTTTCCGAATAGCCTTTACTGCAGGTTTGCGGAAGAGGTTAAAAGCAACCAGGAACCTATCCTGAAACTCACCCACGGATTTATCCGGCAGTACCAGGTCAAGGTAGTTATTCATCAGGAAATACTGCTCTGCCTGGATGTATGCCGTCGGCCCCAAAGCGTCATATACAATACTGCCTTCCCGTTTGTCTATATCATCCGGCACACGCTCAAGCATTTCATTCAGCAGATTTTCATAAGTTTTATTTTCATACACTAAATCCCCACCTCCACCTTTATTTTCAGCGGGCCATAGATGCTTGACACATTAAAAGAGCAATGGCAGGCATCCCCTTCAAATACAAACTGGAATCCGTCCACCTGGAGGATCCGGTCATCCTGCAGGAGCGCTTCCCGGACAATCCGCTTTAATTCAGACCGGACGTAAGGCTGCTCTCTGCCAATCAGCTTTTTCAGTTCAACACCATAGGCAAAAGTATAGATCGGATACTCATATCTTTCTGTATTAAGGATTTTATAGATGGCCTGCTCCAGGGCCTTAATGCCGTCGACCTTCCCTGTTACCCGTTCTTCTGTCATGCGATGGGTAAGTGTGGCGTAATCAGGCTCCTGCAGCACAGTTTCCGTAGTCAGCAGATAACTTCTCATGGTTTTCTTTCCTCCAATACCGCAGGCAGCCCGATAATTTCCAAAAGGTAAAAATCAGCTCCGCCATCGTTCTGAAAAAGATAAACCCGGTCACCTATTTTCAGGGAAGATAAAAGATTCCCCGCCACACAGGACATGGGAATCTTCATTTTCTGTTTATCGGTCACAATATACTTTCCGTCATAGGTCCCGATAACAAGGGAGGCCATATTCCGGTTGTTTATGTAATTCTCTACGATCTGCTTAATTTCACGTATCATCCGGTCATCACCTCCAGTGTCATGGTGTGTACCGGCAGGAAATCATGGGTTACTTTCTGTACAATGAGCCGCCGGTTCAGCTGTATATCTTCAATGCTTCCGTAAATGCTGTTTCCTGCCCTTACAGACAGGTCACCCATACATTTAAAGGTAAGCGTTTCTTTTTCATGGTTATATAGTTTCAGGAGGGCATCGGCCTTCGCTTTTGCCTTCGAGGGATCCATATCATTTTCCATTTTCTCATAATATTGGAGCATTCCATACTTTTCAATGGAGCCGCTGTCCTTCGTGATATAAACATCCGCATGGCCTGTTTTCTTATTCCCAGATACAAGCTTTACCTGGTTGTAAAATTCATCGTCTATAGATTTCTCCCAGTCATATTCATAACACAGGCTGTTGTCTCCGATAATAAGTGGCAGCTGCAGGTCTGCAATATCCCGCAGGCACACGGAACCATACTCATCCCGCAGACAGTACATGTTTCCGATCCCTATCAGCGTATCAGACAGGGCCGTATAAATAATATCAAGCCAGGTCTTATCGCACTGCGGTTTTGACTGCAGGATGTATCCTGTCGGCATGAGGCTTCCCGTCTGCAGCTGAAAAAAATTACACATCCGGGTTACAAGATCCGTCAGGGTTTCATTTTCTATGGTTATAGTATCTTTCGCTTTGCAGTACCGAAGCTGGTCATAGGCCTTTACTTTAACCTCTTTATCCTGCCCCATCCCGGTTTTAAATACCCGGCCAAAAAATATTCCGTCTGTTTCACTGGTGTTACACAGCCGGACGTAAGAGCCATTCTGGATAATTTCAGCCCCGTCGTACAGGTATGTAAAATCCAGACTTCCGGCGCCATCATTAAGCGGCTCTGACAGAGACAGCTTTGTACAGCAACCAGTCATATCATATATAACACCATTTGATTCCACCAGTAATTCCATGCTGTCCCCCCCTATTCCGGTATTGTAATCACCTGGTCAGGATATATAAGGTTCGGATTCTTAATCTTATCCTTATTGGCTTCATAGATTTTCGTGTACTGACTGCCGTCTCCGTAATACTTCTTTGCAAGTCCCCAGAGTGTATTGCCCTTTTGGATAGTATATTCTTTTCCGCCTATCGTTTCAGGGTTCTGCAGTGAGCCGGCGTCCTCTTGCTTTACTAATCCTGCCGGTTGTGGAACAGCGATGAATCTTTTTGCTGGCGCAACATATTCCAACAGCTTCAGGGACACATACTGGTCCCCTTCTTCACCGGCTTTTTCCGTAGCCTGCACATCTTCTATTAGCACCTGTTTATTGATATCACTGTCCTCGCCTACCGCAATAAAACGGACCGGCAATTTACTTTCCTGCCAGGTCTTAAGCATAAACAATAGAGAGGTTGCCGCCGTAAAATCAGATTCCGAATAGTGCGTGGGCAGGTGCGGGAACTCCGTCTCAAAAGAGTATTCTTCCAGTTCTACATAAGTAGGGACTACCACTTGCCCGCCTTTCAGGATATGGTACTTTTCATTATTCTGCTTCCTGCTCTGGCTAATTTCTTCCGGATTTACTGGTACACGGAAGGTACCGGTGGAAGACTCAAAATATACTGCGTATCCCATTAATACCTCCCTTCTGCACTGTTCGCTATCTCATCCCTCATTACCTGTTCAACAGTCCCCTTTATTACTTCCACATCAGCTTCTTTGGTAATAGGGCCAGTAAAATTAATGGCTATGTTGGGGGCTAGTGTATTCGTGGATATTTTCGCTACATAATCGCGCTGGGCAATGTCCCGCAGGTACTGGATGTCCTCATCCGACATATCTACGTCAACAGCTCCATTCTTCCCCTTACCCTTAACTGTTGCCGGATTACTCAGGGAACCATAAGGCACTGCCTCTATCCCAACACCAGAAAAAGATGTAGTATCCGCAGCTTTTGTCTGAAAATCCCAATTGTCCAGAAATGCCCCCATGTCAGAACCCTTTGCCTTCCAGGCATTGCTTGTTTCCATAATATTTTTCGTATCCATGCGCATATCATCCAGGGAAACGTAATTGGAATCCTTAAAAGAATCACCCCATGCCTGCAGCCTGTTGGAAAAACCACTCACAGCTCCCGCCAAATTTGAACCGAATACGGTGTCAATCGCCTGGGCAATACTTTCAATCACATTCAGCACACTGGTAGCCATGTTCACAAATAGATTCACTACGGCAGCCAGAGGATTTGTAAATATGTTGGCGATAAATTCTGCAAATGACACAAAAATATTCCACAAAGCAGAAACCACATTATATCCCACCGCATACAGTTCACCCAATCTGCCACCTATCAAGCCAAAAATCTGGCTGAATGTAACTCCCATTGAAGTTAACCCTAATATGACTGCAGCAATCACCCCTACAAATAAAAGCAAGGGCCAGACCGCAGCCAAGGAAGCCCCCGCAGCAATCAACATTTTTGCAGCCCATAATCCCGCCATAATAATAGCAACGGCAAAAAATGTCTTTACCATCGGGTCACCAGAGGCAATAGTGCTTATCAACCAGCTGGCACCGTCTGCCACTGCATCAATTCCCGCGCCGAATGCTGCCAGCAGTTCCTGCGCTCCGGATGAGTTTATTAATTCATTCAGCTGCATGAATACCCCACCAAACGATTCCATTGCATGGTTTCCCATCTGTGTCCAGATATCAGCAAAGGTCATCGGCATACTTTCAAATTTTCCATTAATGTCATCAGCAGCTGAAAATAAGGCATTCTTAATGATATCTGCAGTTATTGCGCCTTTTGAGGATAACTCTTTTAGTTCACCTTTTGACTTTCCCATGTACCTAGCTATAGCATCCGCTACCATTGGGGCGTTCTCCATTACGGACCGGAACTCGTCTCCCTGTAACTTCCCCGCAGCCATAGACTGCGATAACTGAAGGAATGCTGATTGCTGTTCAGATGTATCCGCGCCAGATACCTTCAATGATTTTTGAAGAAGCTCAGTAAACTGGATAGCCTCATCATTGCCAGCAAAATTATCACCTGCCAGCAGGTTCATCTTTGCAACCGCACTTGCCATATCCGCATATTTACCGCGTGACCGGTCTGCGGCGGCAAATATTTTCTGCTGAAGTTCTTCCTGCGATTGTGAACCGTCATTTACCATATTCAGCCTGGCGTTTGTATTGGTGTAGACATCAGTCATGTCCATAACTTTTTTTGCCGCTCCCAGGCTTAACAGAGTCCCGACTAAACCTTTAAGAGTGGAATTCATGGAGGAAGCCCTTTTTTGAGTTGACTCCATCATATTTTCAACTTTAACAAGCCCTGCCGCCCCTGTATTAGCGGCACGCCCTGTCTTTTCCAGGCCAGTGTTGATTTTATCAACTCCGCGGGATGCCCCCAGCGTACTCTGGATAGCTTTCTCCATGCCTGAATTGATTTTGTTCAGAGCGGAACTGTATCCACCGTCCAGTATTTTAAACATAGCACTTAAAGTTGGCATGCAGATACCTCCTATCTCTTCAGCTTATCCGCCTCTCTTTTCTCGTCCTCTACACGCTGCATGATACTCCCATATATAAAAGCACGTTCCCTTTCTGGCAATTCTTCAAGTACGGATGGTAAAATATGTAGCTTCTGCAGGGCAAAATGCGCTAATACAAAATCGGATTCGCCCTGCTTTATCCGTTTTTTACGTCTTCGATATCATCGTTGATATCTTTATCCAGCCCGCTCAGTTCCTGCACTTCTGCGGCCAGAGTGACGAATTCCCCAATCAGCAGCATGTTTTTCAACAGTTCTATTTCGCCAGCCACATTGTACGCTTTCTGCAATTGTGCATCCGTTAAATCAGGGAAAACAACCGCCGACGCAACCATGTCATGGTTATAATTTATACGGTTGAAAATTTCGTTCCCTGTTTTTTTATCCACCCTGGTATGTTTCTTGACCAGCTGCTCATTCTCTTTCTGGGTCAGGGCACGTATCCGGAAAGGTACTGGATTTCCGTCTTCCTGGAAACGTTCCGATACAATTACTTCTTTTTCCTCTGGCGTTATGGGATTTAAAAATGCTTTTAATGATGCCATATTTTATCTCCTTATCTGAAATTTTCGGGGATCTGGAACTGCTCCAGATTATCCACGTCGTCAAATGTAAAATCAGTATCAACCGTGCTTAAATCCTCGCTGGAATCATCCAGAGAAGCAACTGGAATCTTTGCCAGAATGCAGTTTCGCATAACCACCGTCTGGCGGCCTATCGTTGACTGGGGATCCTCATTAGTTGTCTGGATGGTAATCGGCAGGTAGATGCCGCTCTTTTTGTACTCCATAAAAATCTGCAGTGTGTCGCCGCTCACATTGTAGAGCGTCAGGCTGCCTTTCCCTTCAGCGCCCACCACTTTATGCTGGGTCATCCGATGCCCCAGAAGCCGCTTTGCTACTACCTTAAACTCAACGCTGGCATCTATTTTCGACAGCTCAAAAAAATACCTGTTTTTGCCATTCACAGTGATAAATGCGCTTCCTTCCGTACTGGTTACCAGGTCTGTAATTCTTGTATATGCCATTTTCCGTCCACCTCCTTATGACAAATTCACAGTGATGTAAATCTTCTCCACACTGTCAACCGGCTGTATAGCTATGGTAACCACCACTGCATCGGAATCCACGCCGGCCTCAACAGTGATATCTGCGGGGTCAAAATTCTGTATTGCGCCCATGTTCTGCAGCTCTGTAAAGTATTCCGATAAGGAAGCTTTCAGCAGGTTCCGCCCGTTTGCGTCGTTGTTGATTTTTCCGATATAGGAAGATTCATATATCGTGGTGATGTCGTTGCGGATATTGTCCAGCGTCCGGACAATCCGATTTTTGGTAAACAGCTTTCCTTTCTCCACTGTGGTGGAAACAAGGGAATTAATATCATATACAGCAGTTACATTCTGGGAGGTATCAACCTTAAAAATGAACTGCCCCGCCTTTACCGCTGTTTCCATTTGGCTTTTGCTCATGCGCGGTATCACATCAACAGCGTCCACGTATTTTGTTCCTGTGTTTGATGTTGTTATACTTGCTCCTGCTGTGGCTCCGGCCACCCAAGCCGTTACCTGTGCTGCTGTCAATTCGGTTCCGCCGGACATTTTAATTCCTTGTGTCACATTGATAACGCCCTCATAATCAGCTTCCTGATTTGCAAGAACGGCCTGGCAGCCTCTTCCTTCATCTTCTCTCATCGCCTTAATCCAGGACACGATAGCAGCCTTATTTGCGGCTTTTCCGTCTCCATCGTAAGGATAACAGAGCACATTAAAAAAGACGGTCTTTGCCGTCTCCAGGGCCGCCGTCACATGTGCTTCTGTGTGACTGTCAGGCAGCTTATAAATCAGTACTGTTTTCGCCAGCTTCAGCGCTTCTTTTGTCAGCAGCTTATCAGCCTCCGCAGTTCCTTCCGGCCAGCTTGCCTCCAGTGCGGATGCCTCATAGATTTCACCGTCTGTCCCTGCGTCCATTTCCTGCAGGAGAAGCACAGTCCCCCGGTCCCCGGGAGTAATAGACAGAGGCTCATTTGTCTTTATGTTCAGATATACGCCAGGCAATACTTTATTCTGGCTTTCCCATGTTCCCGACATGTCATTCCTCCATTCTCGTGTTCTGGACCAGCTCCTGCATCAATGGCATGGGTTCCGACTTTACTTCCCGGTAATCCACATCAAACTGGAAATGCAACACCTTGTCCGTTATTTTCATGTTTCGATTTTTTATTTTGAAATGCTCCGGCTGAAATCCCCGATTCAGCGCCTCTCCTACTTCCCAGCACTCCGTTTCCTCATCCTTCCGGGATTCCGGGAAATACAGAATGTCAAAGCTGACGGTATTTTTCATCCGGCCATTGATTCCCCGGGAAGGGTTCTGGTCATAAATTTCAACCAAAAAAGACGGCTGCCTGAAGTTCTGTGGGATGTCCTCCTTGTATACGGGACAATCCTTCACAGCCTTCAATGCAGCTGCCATTTCTTTATATAATTCAGTTATCATGCTTTTTCTGCACCGCCTTTACTTCGGCTTCGAAGTTCTTTACCATCTGGCGTGCTACGTGGGATTTCATTTTTTCCAGGACATGAGTACCTTTTACAAAGCCTTTTATCGGCCCGCCTTTTTTGGTTACTATTCTATGTCCATCGTTCCAGTAAGAGGCGTAAAATTGAGAATTTAATACCTCCGTTTCAACTCCTCCTACCGATTTCTTTGTTGGTAACTTACGCCAGCTTTCCTTTAATTTTCCACCAACGCCAGGATTGCTTACTTTAAAACTAACCTCTTTTCCCGCATATTTGCCATGCTTCACAGTAAAGGATACGGGGTTTGGATGCACTCCTACAGGAGTATTCCTTTTTGCAAAGGCCACGCCCTGGTTTACAGATTTATTGAGAACTTTTTTGTCAATGTCTCTGATGTCATCTATCATCGCAGCCAGTTCCCGGCGGAACTGATCGCACATGGCTTTGTTTCGCCTGTAATTACTGCTACTCACGCGTTATCATCCCTTTCCACTTCACATTGCCACTGATAGGTATAAGGATGGCACTCTCCCAGCTTCAGCGTAACTTGCTTCCCCGCCCGTAGCGTGACCACTACTTCGTCCCCTTCTTTAACATCCTCTTCAATACCACAAAAGAGGGTATGCCGGTTCTGGATGGACGGATTCGGGGCGCCCACAACAGCCTGGCCGGAGGAACTGTACCTGCAAGGACGGTCAGAGCATACCTCTATGGCCTCATGCGTGGTAAAGCCATCCTTTTCCGCATCCTGCCACCGTCTGACTGTCATCCTGGCATCATACATCACTGCATACGGGTTAACCATAGCCTTTTAACCTCCTGAACCGCCTCAGCTGAGCCTTGTCTTCCCTGCCTAAACCATAGATGGTAGCACGGGTATTTCCGTCTGTCTGGGCATAAGTAATGGTGCCGTCGCCCTCTTTAATACTCTGGATCTCCCTGGCATATCCGGCCCCATTGGCCGCCTCATAATCCATGATGGCCTTTACCTTCCGACGGATTATGGGTTCCATTTCCTCCGGAAGGCGGTTCTGCAGGTTGCAATAGGTGCAGGTGTCCTGAATGACATCAGATATTGCTAAATCCTGCGTATCATCATTAAGCTTTAAGTTGCTTTTCACTTTCAGGAGCATTTCTTCCTTCGTCATCCTCCGCACCTCCTTAGGCAATGGTCGCCACGAATACCTGATCTGCATAAGGGAAAGAAGGAAGCGATGTAGCCACGGCCTTGATCCACTTTGCTACAGGGTCCTCGGTATTATACTGGCACACGATAATATTTCCTACTGCGGTCACATCCACACTGGGATTCCTACGCAGCTCCAGTTCTTCCGCAGTCACACCGTAGAAGGTATCTCCCATCTTTCCATCCGGCATCATGACAAAAGCATCTTCCGGCAGGAAACGTTTCGCAGCATAGCCGCCTTTTGCGTCCTGTACCCTGTATTTCTTATCGTAGATGGCAATCTGAGGAAGTTTCTGCTGTGCAAGAAACGCATTCAGCTCGGTTACCGTCAGCATCTTTGCGCTGTTCACGCCATAGATTGCTGCGCGGATCCTCTCGTCCCTCAAAATGGCATTGAGAACCTTTTTAGAAGTCAGCGCTCTGGTGGGGGTAAATCCTGTATCACCTACAATCTTATCTACCATGGAATCCATATCTTCAAGGATTGTAGGTGTACCGCTTGTCCATGTCTTGGCCGCCTTATGTGCGGTCGGCATACCGTAATCAATGGATGCTTTTACCCCGTTCTCATTTATCTGGATTTTTCCAGTGGAGAGCGCTTCCATTCTCATTGCCTCTACCCTGGTACGCACAGATGCCACAAGGTTGTCAACATCGTTGAAGATACGCCTGATCATGTCTGCTTCTTCATTATCATTTCTGGGACTTTCCAGCGCGATTATGGTTCTTTCCGGAATTTTAATCTTTCTCTTAATCAGTGCCATATCCTGCGTAAAGCTTTCTACGCCTTCTCTGGAACCAATTTCCGCCTCAGTATCAAAGGCATGCACCTTTGCGGATACCGGCAGGTTGCTGGCCCCCTTGATGATGTCAATCTCCAGCGCCTCTGTCTTTCTTTCCGGGAAGAGAACTTCCCCCATGTACGCCTCCTGCGTGCGCTCTTTTGTATAATCAATAAGTTCCCTCGGTGTCAGTAATTCCTCTACTCTCGGCATTATCTTAGCCCTCCTTAATCTGTAACTGGCCGTCTACAAAAAATTTAATAAACGGCATTTTGGCAACGAGCTGTTGCACGGACTCCACAACGTAATTCCCCTGAAGGCGTTCTGTGTTGACAGAGCCGTCAATCATCAAGGCACCCGGCTGCGGTCCATGTGTCACCTCTACGGTATCAAACAGGATACCCGCCGGATCAGCAGACAGTGCATAAGTATAGGCATCCGCTGAGCCGCTTCTTGTGATTTTTACAGCTTTGCCTGCGGCATCCAGAAGTGTGCCTGCGAGGACAAACTTCTTTCCATATTCATCGGCTGTTACTCCCGTGTCAGACACTGTGCAGCTGATATTCTGATAGCGTTCACTTTTCAGGAATTCAGGCGCATTGTCATAAGTCTTCTTCGCATAAAACATGTTCTATTCCTCTCTTTCTTTTATCATCCCCACGCTTTTGCGTAAGGGTTGTCTGTGGCCGCTCCGGCCTTGTTTAAGGATTCAGCAACCGACTTCGCAAGACTTCCCTCATCTGTCTGCCCGGCCTTCGGTGTGTATCCGCTTTTCTTCCCGCCTGCCGGAGGCTGCTCTGCGGCCTTAAACAGATGAGGGGAAGATTCCTTCAGTGGCTTAATCACATCGTCTACACCTACAGGGGCGCCGTCCTTGTCAAATGTAAATTTATCCAGACCACCCCGTTTATAGATGATATAATCGGCATCCAATACGCCGGCTGCAGTGAGTTTTTCCTTCAAGGCATATTCCTTTTTTATGTTTTCAGCCGCCGTTTTCAGATCAGCAATAGTATCATTGGCCGTTTTCAGTTCCGTAACCTTATCGTTGTAATCCTTCTTGGGGACGGCATGTTTCGGGAATTCCACCTTTACCAGTTCCATCAATGCTACTACATCCAGTTTACCGTCTGTAATTGTTGCTTTTTCTAAAAGTTCTTTTAACCAGTCCATAATTGCCTCCATAGATTTTTATTCCCGCTCTCCGGGTTTTGGGTTCGTCCGGCTATACCCCCGGCAGGGTAGTACTGTTCTTTAACGCCTGCAGAAAAAGGCGAAAAAATAACACCCAGGATAAACCTGCGTGTTTTATGCTTCAATATATTCAGTTTCTTACTCATCCCAGTCAGAGTCATTATATGTAGGCTCATTGTTTTTCCATACAAAAACAGTATCTTCCGGATAATCTTCGACCATCTTATCGGCTGGGATATCCTCAATATTAACTCTACAAGGCAAATTCTCCTTTCCCATATACTAAAACCTCCCAAAAATATCGGTTACTCCACAGGATTTACATTTTCAAAGTAAATTCCATTATAACATTCAATCCCATCATCTTCCATCCGCATTTTTTCGACGGGAATGCCATCAGGAAAAGCTTCACAACACATGATTATCTCTTTCTCATCGAGATAATGTTTACAGCGATCACATATTGGTAACCTTAGATTCATTTTCTCTGTCTTCATCCTATGGCCACTTATGCTTCTTCATAACAGGAATACACCATTGAAATGTGCTCCATCACCATTGATTCGTCCACTTCTTCCTGTTCTTCCTCCGTCAAGGCATCATAGGCCGCAAAAATATCTTTTCGAAACGCCATAAATGCCTTTTCTTCTTCCCATTCTGCGAATTCGCCCACACGGCGGATAATTTCTTTCGGTGATAGTTTTTTCACTGTTTTACTCCTCTTACTTCCATCAACAATTCTTCCAACAGTTCCTTATCGTCCGGATTCGAAGAGATATGCTTGTCTACCCGCTCTTTTAACCAACGATATCTCCTTCGAATATCCTTTCCAAACAGTGAAACTGCAAACTCCAAATCATTCTCCCGAATTTGAACTATGCTGTTTATTTCTCTTAATGCTTCAACACGTACATTAAACGTATCCATAAAAGGGATTCCCTCTGCCCTGCAAATTTCACGTGCAAGCAGCTCTACGGAACCTTCTTCCATACTGGAATATGGTATGATAGTAAGCGGCGTTAAATAGCTTCCTGAGCAGGCGTGTAAATGCTCATGTATTATAACTTTGTCACTTGCTGTACTTTTTAGCAGTATATCACAATTCCACTGTTTTCTCCCAGCAATTTTTTCTGCTCTACACTTATCATCGTCAACTACTATATTACCGCTCCATTTACTTTCACGGGTTGAGTACTTTTTAATAGTTTCCCGATATTTTTCGCTATCCACCTGCAGTTCCTGTTTTGTACGCCTTCGTCTTTTTTGGCTGCCATCATTTCCTGAATCAAGAAATTGAGCCTTCCATTCTTCATAGCTCATATCCGCAGGAACCTCAATCGAATTCCCGTCAACGTTCCTCGCCACTCTTGTCTGGCCGGATAAATCCTCGTCGTCATAAAAAGGGACATCCGTACACCGGCAGAAACAATGGAAGGGCGCCATATTGACGCCGGCAACCGCTTTATCCACGTCAAACACCTTATTATCCAGCTCACCGCAAATCCCGCAGGTCTTGCTGTCCAGCGTAGCTATTATCTGATATTTTTCCACGTCATCCTGTTTATACATATCATGGGCTGCCCTGTTTGCCATAAAACTGGCCTCTGTATGCAGGAGCCGGTAGGCGTCGAACTCTCGTGCGTTAAACTTTTTTGCAAAATCTTTTGCAAGAGAACTCGGATGAGCACCAGTCACCATCATAGTTGTCATAGCTTCCATCAGCTGTGCCTGCAGGTAATCCTTCTGTTTCCACAAGCGCGTGGAAAAATTCGCACCGTTGAAAGGGTACGAAACGTAGGAATCCACCAACTCCGGAGAAATACCAGCAAAATTACTATGAAAGCCTTTGTATTGGTCAATATTGAACCATTCTCTGAAATACCCTTCTTCATAAATTTCTTTTAACGTCTGGCCACTCAGCTGTTCGTAGTCTACGGCATACAGCTTATTCAAAATGGCGTTCACCTGCGTCTCAAGAGCTTGATACCGGGTGATTCTGGCCTTGATGGACATATTCTCCACCTCAAGGTCGAATTCCCCTATATGGGCATACACCTTCTTGATATAGTCATTCAGGTCACCTATTTCGGCCTTTGATAAAAGAATCTGCGCCTGCTGATAGGATACGCCATTGACATCGGCATACCGGGTATAAAAATCGTTGATGGCATACTCAATTTCCCGCTTTGCCTGCCGGAAGGATGCTTTTAACTCCTTAAAGTATGCATCAGCCTTTTGCTCGGCTGCCAGATAGGCCTGTTCCTGCCGGTCTTCCCAATAGCCCATTACTCATCACCCTGACTTTCTTTGCCCGGCTCTTTTTCGGGTTTCTTTTTCTGCGGGAACATGTCCGGTAAAACTCCCATTTCTTCCCTTTCCCGCTCCTTTTCTTTCCTGAGCTGCTTCTCTTCTTCTTCTGCGTTTTCCACAAAAGGATGATTTTTGAGAATCGTTTTGTTGGAAACAATCCCTGCACTCTTTGCCGCAATATCCGCCAGTTCTGCGTCGCTCCTGATAGCTGACCGGGTCCATGTCTGGACAATCTGCCCGCACTCTGCGTGCAGATATTCGCATATTACTCTGATTAGTTCACCAAATCCCAATTTGAACTCGGTTTCCATCAGCCCAGCTTTCAGCTCCAGAAGAGAGTACAGGTACTTAAGCGCCTCTCCGGATGTATTACCAAATTTCTGCGGATCCGGATCCACTCCCTGCCCTTGCTCAAAAATGGCTTTCCGCGTCATTTCCAGAAACTTCTCCCTGGCCTCCACCGGGATATTGATAGTCAGTGTCTCTACGCCACCCTTTCCTTCGTCGCCATCATCATCCACTTTAATTGCCTTGTACTTTTTCAAGTCATGGAGGAATTCTTCCAAGTCCGCCCCGCCATAATTGGTAAGTATCATGATGATTTCCTGCACGTCCTCAAGGTCATTCAGATAACCGCTGAATACTTTGTCGTAGGCGTCAATAAGGGGCTTAATATTTTTAAGATCGTTTGTCCCAATATTATTATTCTGGAATGGAATGAATGGCACCCGCCCCCACTCATGCATAAATACATTCCCCTGCCCGTTTTCATCCGGCAGCTGAAATGTATTGTAAGGGGCAAGGCCGGCAATTGACACAGTGCTGCTCATCCTGTAATAGGAATAACAGCGTTCTGCATCCCAATATTCCCAGACAGTTATTTCTTTCCCTGTCTGGAAATCGATATCCTTGTATGTCCTGAGAACCGCTATAAGGCTCCTTTCAAGGTCTGCGGACTCAATAGGGATGATTTGTTCAGGCGGAACGATTCCATACTTAAAATGGCCGTCTGCGTCCTTCCAATAATGAAGCCACGCCACTTCACCGTTCGACGCATTAATACACAGGTCCTTGCAGACTTTGGGGTATTGGTCCCCTAATATATCCGCAATCTTCTTATTCAATCCTTCGTTTTTTGTATCGAAAAGAGGCGGCGCCGTAAATGCATAGGATGCTTTCTGGTTGACAAGCAGGCCGTGGAAATTCCGGGGTATCCGGTTATCCGCATTCCTCAAAGGTTCGTTATCTCTGCCGCGCACACCAGTGCGGAGGATATCATTTTCATTCCGGTAATACCGCTCCGCCTCCTGGCATCGCTTGATATGCTGCCGGTGCTGGACTGCCTTCTGTTTTATCAGATTTTTCACAACCTCAATATTAGGCTTCTCTTCATTCATCGGTTATCATCACCTCACTTTAATACCTGCATTCCAGAAGGCCTGCGGATTATTGTGTAACACATGTACCGGCAGCTGTCCATTTCGTGATCATGTTCCTTCACAGGCTTGTCCTCTCCCTTATCTGCCGCTTTGGCATCCCAGATATAGGAGCCGAACTCTTTTATCGTATTAGTGCAAGAGACATCAAAAAAGATAGCCGTCTGATTCAGCAGCGATGCTACAAATCTGATGCCGTCTAGCACATCATTTTTTGCGCTCTTAACCTTATATCCATCTTTCTTGAGCTGCGCCCGGAAGCTTGCCGCCGAAGGGTCAAGCACAACAAACCTCGGTTTTATGCCATCCAGCCAGTCCTTTAAATCGGTAGCATATTCAGAATCCGTCTTTTGTATTCCGGCATCACGCCCAGAATAATAATACTCGCGGATGCAATACCATTTACTGTTTTGCGCTTTTCGCCACAGCTGGAATGCTGTCGGATTTTGGATACCGTAGTCAGAGCTGACATAATAGTCACCAGTCCACACAATCTTTTCTGACTTCACAAGCTCCTGCACATCCACAACATGCTTATCCGGGTCAAACATGTCGTAGATAATACCCTCGGCCATAGCCCACAGGCCGAGTATATAACGTTTGAAGAACACGCCGCTGTAATTGCTCCGGTATCTGGCCTTAATCTCTTCAGACAGGCTCAGGTTATCGTCCATCGTGAAATGGACATACAGCAGTTTCTTCAGGCCCGCTTCTTTCCCCGCCCTCGCAGCTTCCTCCTGAAGCTTCCTGACTTTTTCCTTGCCGATATACCCTATGGCCTTGTCAATCCAGCCAACCTTAAACCAATGATACGGCCCATCTGGGTTACAGTTAAACCAGTACTTACTTCCATCCACGGAGCAGCGGCCTGTTGCTTGGTTCACGAAGGATTCCGGCATCAGCGCGACTTCGTCAAAAAAGACCCCTGCCAAGGTGATTCCCTGGATGAGGTCCTGCGAACGTTCGTCCTTGCCGCCGAATATGTAGAAGTAATTCTCCACGCCTTTTCGCGTGACGACTACCAGGTTATCAGCCCTGTGGTCTGCCACCTTATAGCCACGGCTCCGCAGCATGAGTTTAAGCCAGAACAACACGTTCCTGCGGAAAGAACCGATAGTCTTGCCGCACATACCGAAGTTCTGGCCGTTGAACCGTGTCATGGCCCACATCACGAATGACAGCGACATGCTTATTGTCTTGCCTGAACGGATAGCTCCGTCAGCTATAATGCCGTCATAGTCCTTAACCGGCGAAGAATCGCACCACCAGTTCAGGACTTTCCGCTGCTTCTGCGAAAACGGCTTGAAATGAAATATCTGGTTAACCTTCTTCATCCGTCCAATCCTCCGCGGCTATTCCGTTCAGGGCATCCAGGAATCCATCATCCGCCGTTTCCTCTTCATCACCCATCTGGGATTTCGCTTTCATTACAGCAATACGGGCTTTCTGTTCCTCCGTTGCCAGCTCCCAGTTCCGGTGAAGCATCTCGTCATACTGCTTAATAAGGCTCCTGAGTTCCCCTTGCGCCCGCGCCTGGGACTTAAGGAAGTTCCCTTGCTTATCCCAGGCCTGCTGTACCTGCCAGCGTTCTTCTGTTACTGTGTCCCCGTCCTTTTGGCCTATCTTCGTAGTCGTACTGTCCTCCCGGTCACGGACATACATAATATGTTGCGCCCGGATGATTGCCGCATAAGCAATCTGTATCTGGTCCCAGAGAACATCAAGCGGATCCTTCGGCATCTGCTCAATAATTGAAAAAGTCTCTTCCGGAAGCCACTTCCGGAAAAGGCCGTGCTTTTCTGCATTATGATTTCTCGGCGGCCCTGTTCCGCCGTGCCCTTCCGCGTTACGGTTGCCGGGCTGTCCGCCTTTTCGCTTTTCCGAACGTTCGCTTTTCTTTTCCGAACGTTCGTTATCCCAGTTATGGGTACTCTTCCAGCGCCGGACCGTCCCTTCAGGCAGTTCTAGTTGACTTGCAATCTCAACCAGCTTCATCCCGTCCAGGAACATCACCTTCGCCTGTTCTATTCTGCTGTCAGGTTTTCGCGGCACCATCACCACCTCTCATTCGTTTCGTTTTGTTTTGGATAACGGAGCATCCGGAATTGAACCGGAAACCTAGGGAATGACCTCATATCCATCTACCATTGATGGTATACTCCGCAAATACACTCCATGTAAACTACCTGGCTGCCCTCTTCAAGCGGCACCTCTCATAATTAACTTCCGGAGTGTTATCCGCCGCCAATCGACTACCGCAATCACGACTGTAGCTTATATATGACGGATAAAGTTTTTTGCAGCCCTTCCTTGCGGGTGGCAGGGCTACCCTTCGGTAGGAAATACCGGCAAAAAGAAACACCCTGCGATACACAGGATGCTTCTTTAAAAAAAAATGTATTGGGGAGGTCAATGGCATCTGTCATTTAACCTGCTTACACTATAACACAGGTTCACTATCGCATTCTATCTCCTTTTACATTACGAAATTTTTTAAGGCCCTTGCATGGATTTTATGAGTATGTTGCCAGCTGAATCCTAATTGAACAGCAATATTCTCCCACTTCATCAGTTTGATGTACCGGAAAAAGAGTACGTCCTTTTCATCCTCGTCCACAAGGCGCTCTATCTTATCCGATATCTCCTTGCACCTCTTAATCCTTAGGTATCTGGCCTTCTGATATTTCCTTTCCTCCTCATCCAGCCTCGCGGCATACCCTGATAAATCAGAACCGCCTGAAGCATGTGGCATCCCGTCAGCAATAACAGAAGGGCATATCCGGTTAATCCGCATTTCCCGGATCCGCTCCTCGCTTCGCTTCATATCCCGGATAGCCCGCTCATAGCCCCTGAGATACCACTTTTTTTCGTCGTTTTCTTTCATCTGTTCTTCTGTCAATCCCATGTCCTCCCTATCAGTCAAGTAAACCGTCCTCGTGTCGCATCCTGAGGCAGGCATCCAAGGCCAGTATGTATCCCGCTGCGATAATGCAACAGCCTATAACTACTATCGTTTTAATAATCATCGTGTCTCTCCTTAATTCTTACTTCTACCGTATTCCAACGACATCCACAGGCCTCGCAGCACCGGCGCCGGACTACCCTCTTAAGGCTCGGCCGGTACCGGATGTTAATTACGCTGCTGTCGGTACTGCCGCAGGAAGGGCATTGTTCGCCTTCTGCGTATTTCATAGGCAACCTTCTTTCCTTTAACGAAACATTTGTATAACCCTGGTTCGTAATTTACTGCAAGGTTTTGGCTCTGTGTCATCTTTCTGTGCAACCATCCACGCTATGGTTCCGTCCCATTCAATGTCTTGCGCAGTAGAACAGTAAGACACTTTTTGCACCCGTCTTTCTCCTGTATACATAACCCTTGTTATCCAAATATCACAATCTTCCTTTGGTAATTTTTCCTTATAATCTTCATCAATTAAATTCCATTTGTCCACTGACTGGTCGTTTTGCGGCATGTACGGCTTCGGCAACGGCATCCAGGCAATCGGTTCAAATGAATTTTTTCCGTCAAAAAATATGTTTCCGCCCGCCTTGGTATTAATATAATACGAAATATTCCTTGTACCTACCGACGTTAAAACCAATATTTTTCCATCTTCACGCTGAATCATGTTGGCCTCTGGAAGTCTCTCCTCCACCGGAATCCATCTATATCGATTCGTTATTTCAAGTGATTCAATTGCCATCTCGATGGCCTTTGAAAAAGTATCAAATCTATCTCTGTCGATTTGTTTACCCGATGCATATCTTTTTCTAGCATTGTTAAAACCTCCAAGTATTTCAATTGCATTTTGATTATTCATAGCAATCCTCCGTCAAATTTTCATTTACGTTTCGCTAAAAGGAATGATTAATGGTGATTCCTCACTAGCAAATGCCGCTATCACTTTACAATATATTTCTATTTCACTGTCTCCAAAAAACATATATCCACCAGGCGTTACATAACCCCTATATTTCTTTCCTTTGGCTGGACAATATCTATGTTCCCATTGTTTACATGATGGATATTGCTCAAATAATTTTGTCTTCCCATCTGCATAAACAACATCTTTGTAATACTCTATTTTTAATTCTTTATTACAAAGCACCACCTGGGAAAGAATTTGTAATTGGTCTTTAATAGCAGGTTTCAATACCTTGTCTTTAAAAATTCTCGCTTTCCATTTCGCATCGGACTTTTTCATCTTGATTCCTCCTTTAAATTTTCAGTTAGTCATCAATCTTGTACGGCTCCGGCAGTGGCATCCAGGCCTTAACTCCGTTATATTCTTGCCACTCACCTCTGCTGTAAGTATCCGTTGACACAAAGGCACCATCAGGGCTGTAAACTGTTACCAACACTTCCGTGTATTCTTCCGGCAACCGCTCCGCCGCCGGAATCCATCTTTTTCGGTATACCTTGTCTCTGATTTCACATTCATCGACCTTCACCGGACAACCAAAGCGGCTGTCACCTGTGTATTTTCCGTCTTTAATGCAGTTCATCTCACACCTCCTTTAAATCCCACCATGAAGCATCAAGATAGTTGTTTTTCCACTCTTCGTATGCCTCATTAATTTCTTCTTCAGTTGCAGAATCTTCGAATTCAACCACTTCGTCCCTAAATGATAGTGTATTTTTTTCATCATTTTCCTTTCCGGCTATTCGCCTAAATTACAATTTAGCTATTTATTAGCTTTGTAAAAAGCATTGGCAAACCCAGGCGGCGTGATTGCCCTGATTGCTGCCCTGGTAAGTCCCATGCCCTTATACTCTTCCGGGCAGTTTGCATTACACCAGTGCTTACAATTTGTACGCCCATTAGCATACCTCTTTGTAAGCCCCTGGGGCTTAACTTTTACCGTCGCCGCTGGCTCCTTAAAGTACCCCCAGATGTCCGTAGGCTTAATCTGCATATCGCCAAACTGCCAGTGCTCAAAAGTATAATGCGGCCTGCCCATAAACTGCCTCATAAACCCTACCGGGTTTTCCAGCGCCCAGAACGCCAGCTTGGTATGTATCCGGCACTGCCAGATAATATTTAGGCAAGCCTGCAATACCTCCACACCAGCCGCAAAATCACGGGGGCGCTAGCTTTTGCCAGGCTAAACTCCGTGCAGGGAGGCGCGGCCAGTATCCCGTACACGTCTCCGTACAACACTGTCTTTGTATCCTTATAGTGCACGTCCTGCCGGACAAACTCCATTGCATGGTTGCCAAACTCCACCTTTGTGACATCCCATGCCGGCAGCGTGATCACCTCAACGCAATAACCTGCATCTTTATATGGGCGGCTCCATGAACCCGTACCGCCGCATAAATCTAAAATAATTTTTTCCATATCCGAAAGGAAGCCAGATATCTTTTCCCGGCCGGGGCTTCCGCCTCCTTTCTTCTTAATCCACTAAAGGGTTATTTAACACAATATTCTGTTCCACTTAGAGCGCAATTCTCGCAATCCTTGATAATCGGCATACAGCACTCCTCATATTCTTCTGCAAGGGCAATTGGACAACTGCCATTTACGCACGCCACACCGACATAATTTTTGCACTGCATATACACCACACCTCCTGAAGAGTTATTCAACACTCCTATCGTAGTACGCTTGCACTGCCCGGAAGATATCCCGGTACAGCATTTCAACGTCTGACCCGTGCTTTCGGTACTTTACCAGCAACTCTTCCCCGCGGGCCTTGAACTGTTCCCATTCAGCATCCGTGAGCTTCCGGAACTCATACTTCCGTGCCAGGTGCCACACATCGGTAAACAATTCCCATACTATCTTCATGGCAGCTCCTCAATCCGGATATAGATCCCAGGCACTTCCGCCCAGAACTTTTCTGTAATCTCCCGGCAGACCAGCGCGTCATCCGTCCAGAACTGCGCATCCGTCATACAGTCTTTCAGGAGCTTCTGCAGGTTGTCGGTATCCGGCTTTGTGCTCCGGTACACTCCATTCCCATGCTTGCCCCGCGGGAAGCACCACTTTGTCACAAGCTCCACCGGCTTCGTATACATCTGTTCCGGCCGGTGTTGTACAAGATGGGCTTTTAGTTTCGCCCTGGCAGCTTTCAGCTCTGCGGGTTCGTAGAGTACCGGTTTGCCATTTACCACATGCACCTGCTTTTCCTGATGGGTTACTGTGGGGGGATCCATTGCCATAAAGAACTGTATTATTGACCTCTGTTCCAATAGGCAGGCATAATTCTTATCAATTGCTGGCATGACGCATCCCATATCTTCATCCCAACAGTCACATGTATAACACAGATTAATCTCATGTTTCATATACTTTACCTCTCTAAATTTTTAACGTATGAAATTCTTTTGTTTTTTGAAATTCGCCTTGTCACGGGGAGGGGGAAGGGAACGGGCGGGCTTATGCGGTAGCCCGTCCTTTCCTACCCCCGTGACCACGCATGGCGGGGAAAAATATTTACCCTTTAGGGTATAGGTTTCCCCGCCGCACGGGGGAATCTGAAAAGTATGGTTTCCCCGTCACTTTCTGTCTACACGGGGGAATCTGAAAAGTATGGTTTCCCCGTCTATCTGGTTCATGCGGGGAAAACTGTTTTTAAGGTTTCCCCGTGTACTTTGCATCATTGCGGGGAAATCTATAATTAAGGTTTCCCCGCAGTTGCTTCCGTTTCCTTTTTTCTGACTTTTCCATCTTCATAGGTATAGCCACCATGCTCTTTTATCCGGTCACGGGCTGTTCTTTCTGAGATTCCCAGGTATTCTGCAACATCCTTTACTGTTGGTATATCTCCGAAATTGCTTCCCTCAATTGCTTCTTCGATTGCTTTTTTTCGTTCTGTTTTACGCCCTTGTGCGTTTTTCTTAATCTTGTCCGTCCCCCGTTGCCAGGGAGCCTTCTCAGCATCCGGTTGTATATCTTTCAGCACACCGCTCTTGTCCGGTCGGTGCACGGGATAATCGAACCACAGGTTTACCGGCGCGAACTTCGGGAACTCACGCAGCGTGCCATCTATCCGCCAGGCCGTCAATGCCTTGACCTTCTTAGCAGCGGCCTCCACGAGGGCATTCAGCGTGCTGTACTGCCCCGCAGACAGCCTTTTCTTACAATACGCCAACATCTGTACATAACTCAGCATATCGTCCTGGGAAACGTCGTCTTCCCAGTCATCAAAGAGACTATTCAGGTATCGGATGCACGTATCGCATACCATGGCACTTTCCTGCTGTGTCATCAGTTCCGGCGTTACATCCAGTTCTATCAGGTCAAGCAATGCATCTGGATCCCTCGCAAACACCCCGGAACCGGATGCTCTATCCATGGACCGCTTCCCTCCCTGGGCGCCCTTGCTGTGATGGTGGCAATATATCACCGCCGTTCCCAGTTCTGTGCATATTTTGTCGAACTGGTTGCAGAAGGCTGCCATCTGGTCGGCACTGTTTTCGTCTCCGGTAATGACCTTGTAAATAGGGTCGATAATAATGGCAATGTAATCTTTCTTTGCGGCTCTCCGGATGAGTTTTGGCGCCAGCTTATCCATCGGTACAGACTTACCACGCAGATTCCAGATATCTATGTTGTCAAGGTTCCGCGGATCCCAGCCCAGTGCCTGGTACACATCTTTAAAACGATGCAGGCAGCTGGCCCGATCAAGCTCCAGGTTCACATACATCACACGCCCCTGTGTACACGGCCAGCCGAGCCATGGACGGCCTTCTGCTATAGCAATGCACATTTCTATTAATAGGAAAGATTTTCCCGCCTTTGACGGCCCTGCAATCAACATCTTATGCCCCTGTCTCAGCACGCCATTAATCAGGCATGGAGCCAGCTCCGGAAGGTTGTCCCATACGCCCTGCAAGCTTTCCGGGTCCGGCAGGTCATCATTAACACTCTCTATCCATTCATACCATTCGTTCCAGCTGGATTTCCCTATATTGGTGTCAATCAGAAACTGCTTTCTGCCGTTCCGCATAACACCGGGCATCCGTGACAGTCGGGAAGGGTTCCGGTTCTGTGTATCAATCTCCAGGCCGTTTTTCTTGCAGACTTCGTATAGATAGTTAACGCGCTTCCGGTATTCATCGTAGTTGGCAGCATCCACACGCACAATAGCGTGGATACTCTTTTTCCCGGAATGCACCAGGCAGGCCACCGGCAGCTCCATTTCACGTATAATGGCATTCTGTTTTGCCAGGTCGGTGGCGTCAGATTCTACCAATGCATATCGATATTCCGTCACGTTTTCATTTTTGCAGCCCTTGCCGTCAAGCGGGTTGAAACGGATCCAGGCTCCGACATCTGGCTTGTAATCTCCCAGCACGCTGCCGATATCACCGCCGCACTTCGAAAGCTGCTCAATAAGCTCTCCGGCGGTACGATCCCAGTTCCCTTGAGTCGGCAGGTACTTCCCGTCCTTCTCCCAGCTGGAGGTTACATAGCCAACATTGTCACCAGATTCAAATAAGGTTTCCAGATATTTAATCAGCTGTGTGGTTGGATCCCAGTCTTTTGGCTCTTCGACTTCCTGTCCTTCAATCCAGTTTTTATCAACCACTATTCTTTCATCGGATATGGTATCGTCCCAGTCCAGTTCGTGCCCCACTTCGGGCTGCCATCCCTGGTCTTTTGCAATCTGTACAATAGTTCCACCCGTTACCGGCTGCAGAGTCCCCCGGAAGGAATTCCACTTCCGAAAACATTCCCCGGGATGATATCGGCCAGCATCACGCTGACTCCATGCATCCCAGTCCGCTGCGGTATGGCCCTCCTCTTTCAGGGCCATACCGACATTCACCCATTCCTGGTAATCCAGTCGGGAAGGGTCTATATGTTCCAATACTTCTAATATGTTAAATCCATCTGTCATGCCTACTCCTTACCGGGCACATATTCCTGAGGATTTATACCTCTTGGTGTATGCCATCCACTGGCAGCTATCCGGTCTATCATACTTTTTGCTGCTTCAAAGCTCCAGGTGCCCACATGCTGGAAACCACGATTCTCCAGGAATCGAATCTGCTTCGGAGTGGTCAATCCTTCCTGCCGGCGCTTATCCAATCTATCCAGCAGCTTTGTAGCCTTGCCGGCGTTGTCTATTTCATCCGGCATAATTCCCAGTTTTTCCAGAGTTGCCTTCTGTTTGTCAGACGGTGGCGCCATTTCCCAGCCAAACGCCGGCACATACCCAGCCAGGTCCTCCGCCTGGATGCTCATTTCAAACTGTAGCGGATCCACCAGCTTCTTCTTTCTGCGCTTCATTTCTGCCAGCTGCTTTGCAAGGGCTTCTTCACGCTGGGCCACTACATCCTCAGCGGCAGTTTTCTCTGCTTCCTCCAGGTCAATAGGACATCCCGCATCTTCCAGGTTGGCCGTCATCTGCTTCGATACTTCCTCATCTGTGCAGATAAGGTCTGCTGGATGACACAGTTCATGCCGTTCTGTCATCCACAGGAAGTCCAATAACAAGAGGTGATCCTTTCCCGGACATAACCTTGTACCGCGGCCCACCATCTGGCTGTACAGGCTACGCACCTTTGTCGGCCGCAAAACCACAATGCAGTCTACCGATGGGCAGTCCCAGCCCTCCGTAAGTAACATGGAATTGCAGAGGACGTTATACTTCCCGGCGTCAAAATCTGCCAGTATTTCCGCTCTGTTCTGACTCTCCCCGTTGACTTCGGCAGCCTGGAATCCCTTGCTGCATAAGATATCCCGAAACTTCTGGCTGGTCTTTACCAGCGGCAGGAATACTACTGTTTTCCTATTTTTGCAGTACTTTGCCATTTCATCGGCAATGCTGTGCAGATAAGGATCCAACGCTGTACCAATATCACCGGCCTTGAAATCTCCAGCCTGTATTCCCACACCACTCATGTCAATCTTAAGAGGCAGGGTCAGCGCCTTGATTGGAGACAGATAACCGGACTTAATCGCCTTCGGAAGTGTATATTCGTAGGCCAGGCTGTCAAAATATTCCCCAAGGTTACGCATATCTCCACGGTCAGGAGTGGCAGTTACACCCAGCACCTTCGCGTCCGGAAAATGCTGCAATACACGCTGATAGCTGTCAGATATACAGTGATGGGCTTCATCAATTATGATGGTTTTGAAGTAATCAGATGGGAACTGTCCCAGTCTCTTTTCACGCATCAAGGTTTGTACGGAGCCTACTGTTATTCTGTACCAGCTTCCCAGGCAAGTTTCTTCTGCCTTTTCCGTAGCGCATCCCAGGCCTGTCGCCGTTTTTATCTTGTCGGCAGCTTGGTCCAGTAATTCACCACGGTGAGCCAGGATTAAAACTCTATCCCCTCGCCTCACACAGTCTTCTGTTACTTTGGCAAAAACAATAGTTTTTCCGCAGCCGGTAGGAAGGACCAGGAGCGTCTTGTTGACGCCCTTGTCCCACTCCTCAAATATGCTGTTTTTTGCTTCTATTTGATACGGCCTAAGTTCCATAATTAAAATGCACCTGCCTTAAATTTGGGTTTATCCTCCTTCGGATAAAAGTTTTTAATATGATTGAATTTTTTGTTCGGATCCGTTTTATCCGGATCCAGGGTAATATGCGCTCTACCAGTTGAGCCAGGCACTGCATTCCAATTCATTTTCAATGCTTCACCCTTCTTTTTCTGGCCAATTGATGCAAAAAACTCGGATAAGCGGCTTTCCATCTTTGTATGTAAATACAGTTGATGGTTAATATAAGCGGCGCCTTCTGGTGTATCAATTCTCAGTTTCAGGGTTGCCATGTTACAGGCCGGCAGCTTGTTTCCTTCTTTGGGCGTGAATCTCCCACGTTCAAAACTTTCTACCATGAATGCATAATCACCTTCCTGAAGGGTTACAAACTCGCCGCCCTCTTTTTCGATGACATCATCCCACTGCAGTTCTCTTTCTTCATACATACTTCGAATATCCTCCTTAATTAAATGGTATTTCTGCTTTTTCCCGCATTTCTTTAATCATCCCATACACCTGATCCCATGCCGCAACCAGCACACCATCGATAAAATCCGGATCGTAATTCCAGATAAGGGTATCCGAGGGATAATATCCCCGGTCTGCAACCACTTCCTGTAAATCCCATTCACCTACGCCGTTTTCCTCCATTAGGTCACGCAGGGCTTTCGGGATACGTTCATCCAGTTTCTCAGCAGGCCCCGTCTCTGTAGGCGGGTTCATCGGCGGCGGGGTCTCCGGTTTGACAGGCTCCGGCTCTGCAGGCGGAATATTCGCCTTGGAAGTCTCCGTTCCCGGGATTGACATCTGGACAGCTGCCGCAGTAACGGGAATCTCTGTTTTCTTTTCCTGCGCCGGTGTTGTGGGTTGCGCCGGTGCAACACCAGGCTGCTCAATGATAGGAGCAATCACAGCGTAATCAAAATCCACTTCCTCCGGCAGGCCATACCGGTTCTTGGCATCCCAGCAGGGGTGATGTTGGGTATACATTACCCTCCTGCCACCCTGGGCCTTATGTTTCTTTCCGTCTTTATCCGTAGCTATGGAATAGGTCTTGTAATTGGCAAACAGCACCATATCCGCCCATTCCTTCACCAGGGGAGTCGTCTGGGAGGCAGTCTTTTTTCCCAGTTTCATTTCATACCGATCATAGGCTCCCAGCTCATCCGGCTGCTCAAATTTGCGCAGCTGTGCGTGAGCGGTAAGTACTACATTAATACCTTTTGAAATTACATCTTCCAGACGGTTCAGGAAGCGGCCAAACTCTTCCTTGACATAGACATATCCATTGCCGTACCCAAAGTCTTCAATTCCGTGCTTTTGGTGCCGGGAGCAGATATCTTCCACGCACATCTGCTCTGCCCAGTCTGCCGTATCAATTATCAGAGTACGGCAGATATCCGGATGAGATACCACATAGTCAATCTGTTCTTTGAGCATGGCCCAGGATGACGGAGTAGGAGTCCGCGCCACATCCATATCCTTTGTACTCCCCTCGGTATCAATAAAAAGAGGGTTCGGGAACTTGGATGCAAAAGTACTCTTTCCAATTCCTTCTGGGCCATAGATCACAACTTTTTTTGCACACGGTATTTTTCCTCTGATTATTTCCATTAAAATGCACCTGCCTTCCATGTCTTTTTTTCCGGCTGTTCAGGCTGTTCCTGCCCTGCCACATAGCCGTCTTCGATGATGATACTACACTCGGAACCCGTACTCACCCGCGTTGCTATGGCCTGCAACCCTTCTGCTTCCAGCCAGGCACCAAACTCCTGCAGTGTCCCCAGGTCCATCTGTTCCAGCTTGTCCAGGAGTACGAAGCCGCACTTCGGATTTAGTTTCCGAACAATGGCCGTTGCCACTTTTAGCCGATCGGAACCGGACATGTTGTCCCACTGCTGTCCCTTGTATACCAGGTTGCCATCCTCCACAGAAAGCTCAGGAAGGGGAAGGGGAGCATTCTTGAGCAGGTCTGTTTTCTTTTCCCGGGTGTCCTCCAGCTCTTTTGTAAGGCCGTCATACTGCCTGCGATATTCTCTTGCATCATCCTCCGCTTTGTCCTTGTCAAGGTTGGCGCGGACTTTACGGTTAATCTCCTCTATATTGGTAATGCTGGCTTCCAGTTCTGCCGTGGACTCATCCTGCAGGTCAACCGCTGACTTCCGAGCCGTTTCAAGGTCTGCCTGAACCTGCTCCTGCCGTTTCAGAAGCGCTTCCAGTTCCTCATTAATCTTCTGGCTCTCCTGCTCCAGCTGGTGCAGGCGTTCACGCTTTCTCTGGTTCTCCCCATTCTTTGCAAGAATATCCTGCTGACGCTTAATCAGCTCTGTTGCAGATACGATATCCTTCGGGGCATCCGGGTAATAAGGCTGCTCTTTTGCAAACTTTTCCTTCTGGTCTGCAATCTGGCCGATTGCGCGGCGCCGGTTATACTGGTCAGTCTCCTGCTGTTCCAGCGCGTGAAGCTGATCACCGATACCAATAATCTGCAGGAGTATATCCGCTTTTTCTTTCCCTGATGCTTCCATGAACTTCGGCAGGTCCAGGGCCAGCTGGTTCACAAACTCATTCAGAAGCTGCTGCCCGCCTTTCCTCCCGGAAGGATCCGTTACCTTAAGGTCACTGTTCTTGCCCTTGCGTTCCACTACCAGCCCATTGTTCATGATAACATGCAAGATAGGAGGAATCAGGGAACCTTCTCTTGTGGCCTGAGAGGGCCGGTAACGGTCCCCTCCCAGCGCCCAGGCAATGGAATCCAGTACGGAGGTCTTCCCCTGATTATTATTGCCGCCGATGATAGTCAGGCCGTTGGCTGTCGGCTCCACCTTTACCGCCTTAATACGCTTTACATTCTCAACTTCCAGCTGATTAATTTTCATAGTTTCCATCTTCCATATACTCCTTTTCCGTGCTATAATGCACTTGAGATTATTTGTTTGTGCTCCGTGTCCTGTTCCCGCAGGCCGGAGCGTTTTCTATTTTAGAGACTGTCAGCAGCACCACCAGGGACACAATCATAATTCCTATGGCTACCGGCTGCAACTCTCCGTTTTGGTTTTCCACCCCACCGGCTGATACTACAAGAGCCAGGAAGGCGATTGTCTGAAGTGCTCTCATGTCTGCCCTCCCTCGGTATTTCCCCGGCGGTATTTCTCCGCGGACATCCGGTCGGTGAAGCTACCAGCAATATGTCTGATGCATCCTATCATCCGGTATGTCTCTCTAATATGTTCCTCACTGGTAACTGTTGAGGCCTTATCCAATTTCTGAATAGATTCCTGGATGTCTGACAGCATTCCCTTAAGGACTTTGTTTTCCAACTCAAGGCATTCTGTTTTATTCACTGTCTTATCCTCCTTCCTTCGGAACTCTTCCAAACATCTGTAAAATCTCCGCATCAGTAAAATGCAAAATATCATCTATCCGCCAAAGTTCACCGAGTACGAATGTTTCCGGCAACCTTTTTCTTTTGCCCAGGGTATTTTCGTTGATAGCACTTTTAAGGTCTGCATTTTTGAGTGCCCTTCTCTTTATCCCTGCGTTGATAATGCAGCGTACAGTGTTTTTGCGTTCTCCGTATACCCCCAAAGGTTTTGTTTTTGACATGTTATCACCACATTTCTTTTATGATTTTTTATAGGCCACAGTCTGTAGAATAACCGTTATTTCAAAAAGTCTGACAGTTCAGCTTGTTCATACTCCGGTATAACGATAAAATCAGAAGGGAGAGAAAGGCCGCTCTGTTTAAATAATGAATCCAGCACCACGGCAACTTTGTAAGGCTTGGCACCCTGGTCCCGCATGGCACTCCTAATCAAATTACCCGTGCTGGCAATACCTTTGAGAGTGGCAGCATCAATATGATAATTGATTGTGTTATTCTCCATTTCATAGAAACGCTTCACATACCTGGCTGTAAACAGCACACCCTTTTCTCCGGTTGACTTATTTGCCAGAAAATCACAACCAAGTTTTGTGACCTCATAGCATTTGTTCTCTTTTCCGCTGGCATCCTGATATGCAGAAGGGATAAAATAATCACTCACAGCCATTTGGCTTTCAGTCATAATGGTTATATATCCCTTCCTGTCTTTACGACCATCCAGTTTCCTTAAAATATCGTTGTGTGATACTTCCATCATTTCTGCCACTTCCAAAGTAGTAATTGTTGACTTTCTTAAATCATTCATAAACTATCCTCCTTGTAAATTTTTTACATTTCTCATATACTTTAGGTACAGGCCATTGCAGCGGCTGAGTACAGAAGAAAGGAGAACATTATGGCTAATAATTACGGCTTAACTTCCGTGGAAATTGATGCAGTCCATACTATCAATCCAGAGATAGCGGCGCATAATATTGCTTCCGCCTACGTAAATTCAGTAACAAATAACGAAAAATTGTTTCATGGCGAAGATGTTATATTGTCTGATGTATTGTCCTTGTCCAATCAATATATCGAGGCCTACAATTACGCATACAACTTCGTCATTCATGAGAACGACATTCTAAATCACGCTGAATAGTGCCTATTAACGTGTCTGGGCTGCGTTTATACATATTTTCCATAACGTTGTCCAGATGCGTTCTTGCTACTTTGCTTTCAGCAATGGTCAATTCGCCCATTGCAAGCACACATCCCTCAACTGCTTTCAATATCTTCTCCTTATCGCAAAGGCACATTTTAAGGGCATAATCGTTTAATCCGCCAATTGTTCCATTCATTTTTCTTCACCTTCCTCTCTTTACAATAATTTACTATTGATTTGTTCTACTCTTCATCCTGTCTTTTCACAAGCTCCAGAGACCATCTTGTACACTTCCTTACTGACCGATAAATCCAGATGGTATTTTTCTTTGATGCTCATAAGCTCAACAGTACTTTCCAAAAGCCCCTGCCTGTCCACCAGCATAGCCGGAGACATGTCAGATTTTTTAACCATTTTGGGATAACCATATTTTGTAGACACGGCCTTGTTTACTATCGTATTCGCCTTGATGAAGTCAACCCTGACCGGATGTTGTAATGCATGGCTCAGTTTTCCCATCATTTCCTTCTGATGCTCTTTGTCCAGCATCCGGAATATCTGAAAGCCTTCAAGGCCGGATGACTGGCGGAGTATTTTAAGCATTTCATATACCCAGTCCTGAAAATCCTCGGCTTCGGGTTTATTGCTTCTCATGATAAGGCGATACAAACCTTTTTCGTTAAGGACTATCATATTTTGAGTTTCGGGCGCTTTCGTCTTTTCTGATGTGATACGTACTTTGTACGTAACTTTATATTTTTGCGGCATCTTTCTTGTAGCAACATTGGCATCCCTAAAACCCATAGCATCTGTTATGTCCTTAGCTACTGCCCACCATTCGCCATCCTTTTCTATGAAACGGATCGGATAGCCATTCCAGTATTCAGTTTTCATGTTTCCTCCTTTTCCACCTCCGTGTTGCACTGTGCAACTTGCGTGCAAAAAAAATATGATTGGAAGTCTTCTATGTTTAGCTGTAACAAATTAGATAGCTTTTCGGCCTCTTCTAAATCCATTGGCCTAATATTGTTAATTTTTTGATTTATAGTAGGTTGTGCAATGCATAAAAATTTTGCCGCATCTTTTTGAGTAATGCCCAATTCAACCATTCGGGCTTTGATTTTTCTTGTATTTATCACTTTCCTTCACCTCTCTTTCAACGCCAATTGTAGCACTATGCAACTTTCATGTCAATAGCATTGTGCAACTTTTTCGTATCTTTTTAGTTTTTGATATTGCGTAGTGCAATACAATGATGTATAATAATGTTCAAGAGGAGGAGATACCCAAATGGATATAAAACTTATAGGCGATAGAATAAAACAGGCAAGGGCGCTCCGTAATTATACATTAGATGATATAGCATCGGATATAGGCGTTGCCAAATCAACAATACAACGTTATGAAAATGGATTAATTTCAAACCCTAAACTTCCTGTACTTCAAGCCATAGCTGAATCTTTAAAGGTTAATCCAAGCTGGTTATCCGGATATGATGTACCCATGATAGACGATACAGCTTTAAGCAGTATAGTAAGTAAACGTTTGACTGAAATTGAAATGAGTGTGGCCCAGTTAGCCGATAAGGCTAATGTTCCTCTTCACTGGCTTAAAAGCCTAGATACTTTTACGCCAGGACAATTTGGAGATTATGAAATTGGTTATGATTGGATAACAAGGGTTGCCGATGTAATCGGAATGCAAGGGAGTATCTTACGTTCGGCATTGGCTAAACAAGAAATACCAGTGTTTGAATCGGACGAACCTCGAATTTCTGCCAAAGAAGCTTTCGGCTCCCCCGATATCATGACTTATTACAACCGATTGAATAATTTAGGCAAGGAAACTGCCACAGAACAGGTCCGGCTTCTTACTCTGGACAATAAGTATACTTCAGCGGATGTCCAGCCATTCCCCACTGCTGTACGGGAACCGGAGCCTGATTACCTGAAAGTAAATGCTGCCCAGACCAGAACGGACCAGCCTGTAACCCAAGAAGACCTCGATTACGATGAAAACCTCATTCAGGAATATTTTAGAGATAAAGAAAAGTCCGATTTATAGGACACTATTTTTAATATACTTGCTGAGGAGGTGTGAACATGGATTGCTATGAAACATTAATAGATAGAGCTGACCAATTGGGGATATCCGTTATCGAGATAGACTTCAAAGGAAGAAACGGAAGAATAATGAATGATACTATCTTCATTCGTAGGGACATGCTTACCGTAGGAAAATCCTGCGCAACATCAGAGGAATTGGGTCATCATTTCACAGGAGCCGGCGATATTCTGAATCAAAATCTTCCAAATAATGCAAAGCAGGAAAAACGCGGAAAGATTTGGGCCTATAATGACCGTGTGGGCTTAAGAGGAATAATAAAGGCCTATTGTAATGGCTGCCGAAATCTTTATGAAATGGCAGACACTTTAGATGTAACCGAAGACTTCCTACAGGATGCGCTGGATTACTTCCACTCAAAATTTGGGCAGTATACTATTTTGGATAACTATGTTATATATTTTGAGCCGGCTCTAGCGGTATTCGACTTAATAGCATAATCAATTAAATCCATTTTGATTAGGGGGGATTTTATGGGATGGAGATATAGGAAAAGCATTAATATTTTTCCTGGTGTAAAACTAAATATTAATAAAAAAAGTGTTGGGGTCACTTTTGGGGGGAAAGGGGCACATTACACTATCAATTCAAAGGGGACAAAAACATCATCTGTAGGCATTCCCGGAACAGGGCTGTATTATACAGATTCAATTAGGAAGAAAAAGAAAGAAGAAAATATTAAGTCAAACCTTAAAAACAATAACATAATTTCCCCAAAAAGAAAAAGTAGAAGCTCTCTTATTTTTTTTATATTTGTTTGTCTTGTTCTTGCTGGTTTTATATCATCTTGGGGACGACAGCAAAATGAAAATGCCCTTGATGAAAATACCCTTGAACTGCCTACTCACCAACCGGTTAGTCTTAGTTGTACTGAAGTGTTAAATTTAACTAAGCACCCTATAATCTACAGCGATTTTGAAAAGGCTAAGAATTTCTATAAAGAAATGGGAATTGATAACGTTAAAGTACTCACTGTACCTGAATATTCAAATTATCAAAATAAGTTAAAGTCTTTTTCTGACGATAACGTTTTAATGTATTTGCTAGCAGATTCAACGTCAAAAAAATATATAGGTGAGCTTCACATAAACATTTATGAAGCAGAACTATATTCGCAAATGAACGCTGCGCAAGCAATTGATATAATAGTTTCATATCTTCCAACAGATTTTTTTGTTTATTATCAAAAAGATAGTTCATACAAATATTCTTTAAATAATACAGACATAAATATCTGCTCATTCAGGCTAAATGATCAAGGCATTGAATATCATAACGGTGGTCATGAAGAATATTCTTACTACTACAGTTTTAAGATATTTCATCATGAAGATATACACCGATGGATTATCTTGACTAGTTATGAAGCGTATGGTGGAAAGGGATTGGAGTGGATAAATAAATATTCTGAGCCTTGGGAAATTGATTTAAATAAATATAGCAATCTACAATAAATAAAAACCGCCCCAGCGTTGGGGAACGCCAGAGCGGAATTAACTGAATACTGTACAGGCCCGAAGGCCGGTAAAGCATCCCTCAACAAGATTATTTTACCACAAACCTCCGGCACCTGTACAGGTGTTATTTTTTTACGCAAAAATAAGGAGGTACTGAAGAAATCATGGCAAAGGCAAAAAAATTACCATCTGGCACCTGGCGCTGCCAGGTATATGATTACACAGATGACAACGGCAAAAGGCACTATGAATCATTTACAGCAGATTCAAAAAAAGACGCTGAATTCATGGCGGCTCAATTCGCTATGGAGAAGGAACAGCGCCGACACATGTCCTCAAGTTCCCTGCGTAATGCAATCGATGCGTATATCGAAACATCTGACGCGATTCTATCCCCCACAACCATCCAGGGATACCGTAAAATCCAGAAAAATGCATTTTCGGATATTATGGAGCTTCCGCTCAAGAAACTGACCCGTCAGAGCCTTCAGGACGCTGTTAATCTGGAAGCAAAGCGTCCTAACGCTAAACGCAAGGACAAGGCCCCTATCTCCGCCAAAACGGTCCATAATGAGTATGGCCTTATAACTGCCGTCCTAAATAAATATATCCCATCCCTGGACTGCACAGTGCGTCTTCCGCAGGTGGAAACACACATTAAGGACTTACCCTTGCCTGATGAGATTTACGCCGCTGTAAAAGGCTCAGAAGTAGAGCTGGCTGTCATGCTCGCCATGTGGCTTTCCTTTTCCATGTCTGAGGTCCGCGGTCTGACAAAATCAAAGTCTATCCGTGGCAACTATTTGGTGGTGGAAGAGGTTGTGGTCGATGTTGACAATCAACCCGTCACCAAACGGAAAGGTAAGACGAAGACCCGGACCCGTATGCACCGCATGCCGGCCTACATCCAGGAACTGATATCCCAAACGGACCCGCAAGAGGACCATCTGGTCCCTATGACGCGGTCGCAGGTATATTTCAGATTTACCCGATTAATAGAAAAAGCTGGATTAAAGCCGATGACATATCACGACCTCAGGCACGTCAATGCATCCGTCATGGCCCTCCTGCAGGTGCCAGATAAGTATGCTCAGGAGCGGGGCGGCTGGAAAACCGACGCTGTTATGAAAAAGGTATATACCCATACCTTCGGTCAGGAACGGCAGCGGGTGGATAATATGATAGATGAGTACTTTGAGGAACAGATTGGAATAACAGAACCGGACATTCCGGAAGGATATATGGCGTGGCTGCGTAATATTGGGCGCCAAGACACCTTGGAATTAAGAGAGAAATATGCGGCATTTATGGCAGAGATATCAGAAACATGCAACACGAAATGCAACACACAATAA